CGATGCCGTATCGAGTCCGCCTGTGTCCGTCGCGGCCGTGGTCGGCGTCACGGTGCCGACGTAGCAGCCCGCACTGATGCCGCCGCCGCCGACGTTACTGTAGGTCTGCACCGTGCCCCAGGCCCCGCCCGTGGTGACATTCCGCACTTGGACGTCCAGATAGTTCGCACTGCGCGGCAGACTGAGATTGAAACTCACCTCCAGCCCGCTGGCTTTGCCCGCCGTCGTCGACGAGACGAGCGTGACGCGGGCCGAGGTCGGGCCGACCGTGGCGGGCGAGAGGGCCGGCGTGGACCGATACGCCAACCGGGCTTCCATCTGATCGCCAATCGCGCCCAGATTCGTCGGGAGGGTCACCCAGGTCCGTAAGCCGGGGGCCCCCAAGGAGGTCCCGAGAAAGCGCGTACACACGGCGGTCTGGTTGGCCTGGGCCCACGCGGTTTCGCCCGACGCGAGGACGTGCGACGCCGCGTACTGATAGGTGCCGGGGGGCAGGCCGGGGCCGACGTTCACGGTGACGGCGGGCGCGTTCGCGGTCGGCGCCGTCGCGCTGATGGTAAGCCCGGCCGGCGGCGCGGAGAGCGTCTCGCCCTGCGGCGACACCCAGGTATACGCGTAGGAATGCCAGCCCGCGTCGACACTCCCGCCGGGTGTGGCCGCGAGCGTAACGCCGCTGGTCGGCGACGCGCCCGACCCGACCAAACTGCCGACGCCGCCGGCGCGCACGCCGTTATAGCGGATCCGCTGCGGCCCGCTCGCCACCAGGCCGCCCGACGCGCTGTACCACGTCGCATCCTCGACCGGGATCTCAGTCGACCCGACCGGGACGCGCGCGAGCGCGTTGGCGCCGCCGCCCTGGACGACCGCCCGCGTCACGATCTGCGTGAGGTCGCGCGTGATCTGCACGTGCGACACCGAGGGATGGGTCGCCGCGAGCGGGACCGGCGGCACGTATGGCTCCGCGGTCGTCCACAACTGCACCTGACTGAGATAGTCGCAGAACGTGTAGCCGCCGATGCGGCTGGCGAGCTGCGCGAACGCGTCCATCAGCTTGGTGTTGGTGAACGTGATCTCGTCGAGCACCGGCAGGCCGACCTGGATCACCCCGGTGAAGCCCGCCGGCGCAAAGCGCGTGAGGAGATCGTTGGCGATCGCCGTCGCCGACTGCGTTTGGTAGCGGACGGTCACGAGCGTTTCATTGAGCCGCCACGTCGGGTCGGTCGCTTCGATGTGGTAGAGCAGAAATTTCGGGTTGTCGGCGGCCCAGACCTGCGTCACGCGGAGGATCGTGCCGATGAAGAGCGGCGCCGCCGACCACGCCCCGAGCGACAGCCGGATCGCCTGGCCTTCGATCGGCTTGACGCCGCGTACCGTCGCGATCAGGGTGTTGGGTTCTTCGTTGAGCCGATCCGAAATGGAGAGCGAGTCGATCAGGATCGCCTGCTGCGTGGGCGAGAGCCCGATGCCGCCGATCGAGCCGTACAACTGCTGGTCGGTGTAGTTGAGGCGCGTCGCGTTGAGGCGCCCCCAGTTCAGCAGGCAATACTGCGGCGGCGGCGTGGTCGCGGGCATCAGACGACCGTGCCGGTGCGGGTGATCTTGCTCATGATCGCGTCGCCGACGATGCCCGCGAGTTGGTTCATCGCCTGGGGGTCGTTCATCACCGGGTAGTTGATCGTCACCGCGCCCGCGTTCATTTGCACGGCCTGCGCCCCCGCCAGCGTGCCGACGTTGCGCCGGCCCTGCAGGAGCAACGGGTTGAACGCCTCGGGGGTCGAGCCTTGCCCGGTGTACATCTCCCACCAGTTGCCCGGCATTTCCCCATGTGGGCCCATCGGGACGCGTTGCCCGGTCGGACTGATCAGATAGCGTTTGCCCATGCTATCGGTGATCTCCTGCGAGCCGGGGAGCTTCGTCCCGACGTTCGTCATCTCCAGAATCTGATCGTGCATCCCCTTGATCGCCACGGTCGCGGCCTCGGCGGGCGCCTTGATCTTCTCGACCTCGGTGACGGCGTTGCGACTCCAATTCTGGAGGGCGGTCGTGGCGGCCTCGGCCTCGGTCTGCAGTTGCGTGATTCGCGCGTCGGTGTACTCGGTCGCGTGCGCGAGCGCAAAGTCGTACGCGGCCTTGGCTTGGTCGGCGACCAATTGGTAGTGCGCGCGCGTGGTCGCATCGGCCTCGATGGTGGTCGCGGTGATGTTGGCGGCGAGTTGATCGGCGGCCATCTGAATGGCCTGGTAGGCCGACACCGATCCGGTTTTGGCTTTCTCCATCGCGGCGATCTGCGCGTCGGCGTGGCGGTAGACGTCGGCGATCTGTCGCTCCGTGGTGTCGTGCGAGGCGGCGCCGACGGCCACGCCATAGCCGTCCCAGGCCTTGATAATCTCGGCGACCTTCCCCTCCATGATCGTGATCGCGCGGTTCTGCTCTTTCTCCATGGCCTGGGCGGCCTCTTTGATCGCGTCCGCGTGCTTCTTCTGGGCCTCCGCCGCGGCCTTGTTCGCGATGACCGACTTGTCGAGTTCGCGATCAAGGTCGATGATCGCGAGCTTGAGTTCAGTCGCCGAGAGCGTGATCTCCTTGAGGGGCTCAGCGCCGGCCGGTTTCGGGGGTGCCTTGATGCCCGCCGCCATATCCGCCGGCGTGAGGTTGTCGGCGATGAGGCCCGAGACGTCGACCTTCTGCTCGGTCTGCATCGACATGGCTTTCTTTCCCGCCGCGGCGACCTTCTCGATGGCGACGACCGTTTCGGCGGCCCAGACCTTCGCGTGCCGGCTCGCGCGGTCAAGCGCCGCATCGATGTCGTTCAGGCTCTGCACCGTCGCGTCGGACGCGACCGGCGCCTCGGTGCCGAGCTTCTGCATGTCTGCGATCATCGCCGGCAGGAGTTCGCGCCAGTTCTTGCCGAGGGCTTCCGACGCCACGGTCGCGCGCTTCGTCGGGTCCTCGATCGCCGCGATGCCGGTCGCGAGCATCACCATCCGCTGATACGGATCGGCCTCGGCGAAGGTCTCCCACGCGATGCCGAGATCCTTCAACGCCTTCACGAGCCCCTCACTGCGCGTCCCGACGGCGGTCGTCACGTTCTGGGTGGCGGTCGTCAGCGTGCCCATGCTGACGCCGGTCTGCCCCGCGACGTATTGCAGTCGCTGGACATCTCCGGCCGCGATGCCCATCTGCTCGGACATCCGTTGCGTTTGGCTGCCCCATTGAATCGTGGCATCCACCACCTGGGCGATCTCGCGCACGACCAAGGTTCCGGTATCGCCCAACAGCCCGAGGTGCGAGATGGCGCCCATCACGGCGTCGTTGAACGACGCAAAATCCGCCTCGAAGATCGCGGTAATCGCCATGTATGTCTACGCGTCCTTCTGGAGTTCCTCGACGAGGATCTGGTACACGTCGCGCGGGAGCTCTGCGACCCAGTCGTACTTCCAGTGCAAGCGTGCGGCAATCATGAGGTCACTGACAATGAAGGCTCGGTAGTGCGGGTTTTTTTTTGCGCCTCGCGCGCCGCCGCGTCCCGCGCCTCGTGCGCGTCGACCGCCTGGTTCAGTTCGCGGTAGGTGTCCTGGTCGAGACTGTCAATCGTCGCGGCCCGGATATCGTCGGGCTCGTCGGGGCGATACGGCAGCGGCTGGCCGTCGAACCCGACGAAGGACCAGCCGACAATGTAGGCTAGGAGCTTCACCATTTCGACCTTGCGGAGTTCGAGGGTGATCTTCTCCCCGGGGGGCGCGTCCTTGTACTGGTCGTAGATCATCTTGCGATACTCCCCCGCGTTCAGGGTTTTCTTGACGTCGAGGAAATCCCCGTCGGAGAGCGGCAAGCGGACGACGTCGGGGGCGACGACACGACAGCGACTCATCACGCCTCCATCGGCCCGAGGGCCGCGGTGATCTGCTGGCCCATCACCGTCACGGCCTTCACCGGCCAGCACCAGTACCCGCCTTTACGCGGCACATTAAAGAGCAGCGGACGCTGCTGCAGCTTGAATGGATCGACGCGCGTGACCGTCGCGACCAGCGACCACCCGCTCTTTTTCGATTTGTGGATCCGCCAGGTGCGGCACACGGCGGCGGTGTGCCACGCCCACGAGATCGTCGCCTCGCCGCCGTGCGCCTCCAACTCCTCAAACATTACGGATGGATCCCGGCGACCCAGGCCGTGCCGTTCCAGTTGCAGTCACTGCCGTTGCCCATCTCGACGTGCTGGCCGATCGTCCAGTTGGTCGCGGGCGACGCGACGATCCCGGTCATCGCGGCGAGATTGGCCGGCGGGGTCGCGCCGGCCGGCGTGAACGTGCCGGGGAGGCCGGCGGTCGCGCCGGTCGCGAGGATCTGGCCGGGCACGGTCCACGAGGCCGCCGCCGCCCAGGTGCCCTTAACCGTCGGGGCCGCGAGCGACGCATCGATCGACGCGTTCATGTAGGCGAGGCCCTGCCACTTAAACCCGGGCTCGGTGTTGTTGACGACAAGGCTCAGCGTGCCGGGCGTGCCCGCGTCGGCCGCCTTCCACAGCGCGAGGTCGGCGCTATTCCAGAAGCCACTCACGTCGCCCTTCAGGTCTTTCATGCCGGGCACGTAGACCTTGTTCGTGTCGCCGAAACAGGTGACATCTTCCATCTCGGTTTCTTCCGAGAGCGTCCAGCCGTTCAACGAGATGATCTCGACCAGCGTCGTCCCGCCCGTCGGATCCCAACTGACCTTGCCAAATTTGCCGGTCTTGATCGCCATGTGTGTTTCTCCTTAGTCGGTGGTGGGGTCGCCCGAGACGGCGGCCGCCCCGTGCGCGTGGATCCGATCGATGACCGCCGTAATGGCTTGGTCCTGATAGCGGCGGGTGATCGGCCGGAAGGTCGGCGTGCCCTGCATCCGGCCGCGGTTGTACCCCTGCGTGGTCGCGCGCGTCGTCGTGCCGTCCTCGTAAATCGCGGCATGGGGGGCGAGGTTCTTGACCTTGGCGCCGGCCAGCGTCCGCCCGCGGGACGGTTCGACCGTCACGCCGCGCACGAGACCACCTTCGCGGACCGGATACGCCGCCCGCACCGCGTCGGCCGCCTCGTGGGCCGACGTCACGAGAATGTCCTCGGCCTCGCGGACGAGATCGCTCGTAAGTAGTTGCAGTTCCTGTTTGAACGTGTCCATCCCGTCCCACTTGACCGCGGCGAGCTTCGCCATTACTCGAAGACTTCTTTACAGGTGATTTGGGTTTGGAACTGCTGGGCGTTGCGATGGAGGACGCCGTCGACGTGAAAGACGCGGCCATGGAACTGCACGCGCGTCTTGATGGTGATCCCGGCGTGGTAGTGCCCGACGAGCGTGAGCAGGCCGCCGCCCTCGGCGATGGGCGCGCAGTACCACGTCGGCGGCGTGAGCGGCCGGACGCCGCCGGCGCCGTCGGTCTCGTCGAGCGTGACGATCTGCTGATACGTCCCGATCGCCATCACGTCACCGTCGGATCGCGATACGCGGCGAGGAGGTCGTAGATCTTCGGCCACGGATCCGCGACGTCACCGTCGCCGCGGTCGTTGTAGTAATAGGCGGTGAGCAACAGGATCGCGTGCGTGACGGGCTTCGGCGCGGTGACCGCGGTCCACGTCGCATCGGCGCACAGATTCAGGTACGAGAGGATCGCCTCCTGCGCGCTATCGAGTTTCTGCTGGACGTCGGCGTCATACGCGGCGTCGGTCAGATGCAGATGCGCCTTCGCCTGGGCGAGCGTCCAGAGCGGCGGCAGCGTGACGCGCGAGAACGCCAGCGTCACGGCGTCACCGCCTCGGGTTGCGCGTCGGTCGCCGGGGGCAGGGGGGCCACGACCGGCGTCGAGGCCGCGCGATCCGCGAGTTCGTTGATCGGGTAGTACTGCTGCTGCAGGTACGGCGTCTCGCCACCGGGTACCGGGCCGAGGCCGTAATACGTATCGCGCACTTCGTTGACCGACATGCCGGCGGCGATCGCCGTCTTGGCGGCGGTCGTGCGCGTCGCGGTATCCATCCAAATCAGCAACGTGTCATCGAACTCCAGCGACAGGTAGAGCGGCAACTCCAGCCCGTCGCCCAGGCACGCGGCAATGCTCGCGAGATGCGGTTCGAGACACTGCGACTTGTATTGCAACTGCGAGGCTTCGGCGTTCGCATACGGCGGTTGCTTGTTGCTGTTCAGGATGCTGATCGGCATCCCGAACACTTCGCAGATTTTTTCTTCCGTCCACCCGAGTTGCGCGATCAGTTCCGAGTCGACCGCGGACCCGCCGATGTCGTGGTAGGTCATGCCCTGATCGGTCAGCATGATCTCGCCGGTCTTGAAGTTCGCGAGCGTGCTCTTAATGCGGTCCGCGGAGGCCGGGTCCAGTTTGGTTGGCGCCACCAACATCCCGGCGGGCCGGCCCCCTTTGGCAAAAAACGTCGTGCTACTGGATTGAATGGCCTGGGCCTGCGACACCGCGCCGCCGATGGCGTAGAGCGGGGAGATCCCGCAGAGCGGATGCCAGAGACAATTCCACCGATCGTGAATGAGCTCCGACGCGCTCACGACGATCGGCGCGCTCTCCTGCTGGAGGCCGGCGAGCTCGTTCGACTGGAGCTCGTAATAGACGCTGCCGTCTGGGGCGACCAGCGGCTTGACGCGCGCCGGGTCGAGGATCACCAGCGTCTTGACGACGCCGCGCTCGTCGCGCTCCTTGAGCACGTAGGTGTTGCCGTGAATGAGCTTGCTGATCATCCACTGCTCGTAAAACTGCTGCGCGGTTTGATAGCGGTTCGGCCGCCGCAGCACCGGCGTATACGCGGAGTTCGTGGTCTCGAACCAGAACCCGTTGTCGTCGAGTTCGAGGAGGAGCGGCGGCGCGATCTTGGCGATGTCCTGCGCGATGCGCGAGACGACCCCGAACACGCTCGGATTCGCGAGCGCGTTCTCGGTCGTCAGCGAGTCGTTGTTCTGCCACGCGCCGGTGTAGGGCTCGCGGACGATCGGCGACCAGCCGCCGGCGCTGCGCGCCACGTTCAGCAGCGCGCTCACGCCGGCGGTGACCCGACTGAGGACGCCCACGGGCTTTACTCGCCCGCCGACGCGTCCCGCTCGAAGCCGGTCGGCGCCGGCCAGTTCGCCGCGGTCAGATACTTGACCGCATTGGCGTTGATCTTCTTCCAGTTAGTGAACTGTTCCGCGCGGATCGCCACGGCGTTCATCTGGAACATCGAGACGAGGATGGTCGTCGCGGCGACCGGGGAATCGGGGGCGCCGTCCATCTGTAGGGAGGCTTCGCCGCTCGCGTCGATCGTCGTGCCGCCATCATCGGCGTAGAGGATGAGCGACGGCTGCAAGGCAATCACCTTGGTCGTGACGGTGTTGCTCACGATGAACTTCATCCCCTTCCAGCTGCCGCCGTCGATGTTGACGCCGGGGAACTGCGCGGTCCCGTCCGCGAAGGTCTTGAACGACAGCGCGAGCGCATTGGCCGGCGACATGATGAATGTCAGGCCCTGCACGGGGATGTTGTTCGTCGTGAAGTGATTCACCAGGCCCAGAATGTCGGCCCACGGATTGGCCGTCGCGGCGGCGGTCGGGGCGCCATTGGTGATCGAGGCCGGGTTGACGCCGGCGACGGCGGCGATCGCCGGATCGGTGAACTGCGCGTCCTTGAAGCGCGCGATGCCGGCGACCATCTCGCGTCGGACAACGTCCTCGGCGGCGGGGCTCGACAGCTTGATCAGTTCTTGCGACAGCACGATGATCGCGGCGATCTTCGCCCAGTCGAGCGTGACGCTGCCAAACGTCAGCGACGTGACCGGCTTCGGTTTCAATTCCCCGACCCAGTTGTAGGTGCCGCCGCCGGTCTGCTGGGGAATCTTGGCATTGAAGGGCACTTTGTAGAGCCCGCTGATCTGATCGACGATGGTCGCGGCGCGCAGGAGTTCGATGAAATCCTTGGTGATGTTGGGCTGCACGAGCGGACTCGCCCACACGGCATCCGTCGCGGTGCCGGCGGCCACGGCGGCCTTGAGCGCGAGCGCGACTTCGGGCGTGGAATCGTTCCAACGCGCGGCAATCTCATACGCGGGCACGTGCGTCTTGTGGGCGATCGCCTGGGCGCAGACGTAGCGGATAAACTGCGTCCCCTTCTCGACGTTCGGCGTGACCGAGACGTGGGCGTAGGGACTCACGATGCGCCGCACCGGCGTGGCCGTTTTGATCTGCAGCGCCTCGGTGTCTCGCCACTGCGCGATCGTCGTCGCGCACTGCTGCGCGTCGGCGGCGAAGCGCGCGTGCTGGGCCGACTCGTCCTCGCTCAAGTGGCGGTTCTCCTGGGCGGCGGTGTCCATCAGGCCCGCCATGCCATCGGCCAGCGTCTGCCGTTTCTGTTCGAGCGTCGTGATGTGTTCGGCGGCCGTCAACGGCATAACGTCTCCTTGCGCCAGGGATTTCACGAGGCGGATGCTCGCGCTGGCATTGGCGGGAATGGTGACCAGGGACAGTTCACAGATTTCGGTTTTTGTTAACTTGCGCGTCCCGTCGCGGAGGTACTCGACCCCGCCGGCGAGGATGCGATGCCCGATCGACACGCCGGAGATCAGGCCGGCCTTGATGGACTGCCACGCCTCGTCGACACGCGCCTTGAGCGGCCCTGGCTCGTCGATCTCCGGGAGCTCCGCGTCGAAGGCGATGCCCTGCGGCGTGCGGGTCAGTGTGACGCGGCCGATCGGTTGCTTGGCGTCGTGATGGAACAGCAGCGGAATCGACGCGGCGAAGGTGGCGCCGGCCGGGTCGAGACTGTCGCCCTGACGATCGAGTTCGGGCGTGGACGCAAGGCCGCTGAACCGGCGGCCGGCCGGCGTGACGGACTTGATGTCGAGCAGACAATAGGCGCGGTCCACGGAGGCCCGCACTGTCGCATGGGGCTTGACTACGGCCTATTTTTGTGGTGCGAAACGTCGTGCGCGAGGACGCGGCGAATCCATTCGGCCATCGTCATCCGCGCGGCTTTGGCCTCACGCTGCGTCTCGTCAAACTGCCGACTGGAGAGCCGCACCGTATACGTGACCGATTTGTCACCGGGGTCGAGCGGGGGCCGGCCGGGGGGCCGGGTCACCCGATCACCATCACCGCATACTCGGGGGCCTGAACGTTCCGCTCCATCGCGTCGATCGCCTGGATGAGCGCCACGACCCCGTCGATCCGTTCCGTCGAGGCCTTCTTCGACGGCTTCAGGTTCCCGGCCGGGTCGGTCTCGACCGACACGTTCCCGACATTCCACCGCAGGACCGGGTGGCCGGCGTGCCGCAACGTGCGCGAGAGCACGTGTTTTTCGAGGCTTTTCGTCGCCGCGCTCAGGCCCGCGAACGTCTGCGGGACTTTCACGAGGGGGCAGCCGTCCTCGTCTTCGAGTTCTTTGATGAGGGTCGTCGCGTTCCACGGGTCGGTCGCGACCATCTCGACGTTAAATTCTTCCCGCCACGCCTGGATACGGTGACGCACCGCCTTGTAATCGCCCACGGTCTTCCCGGGGACGATGGTGAGATAGCCGTCGCGCGCCCACATGTCATAGGGCACCCGGTCGCGGCGCACCCGGTCGGGGATGTTGTCCCCGGGGACAAAGAAATGCGGGAGCACCTCGAACCCGCCCTCCCCATCGGGGAACACCGCCACGAGCGCCGTCAAATCTTCGGTCGTGCTCAGGTCCATCCCGATGTAGCAGCGGCGGGCGCGCAGGGCGGCGCGATCGATCGGCGCGAGGCACGCGTCCCAGGCCGACAGCGACAGCCATCGACTCGCCTGCTCGGTCCACTGGTTGAGATATAACCGGCGAAAATTGTTTTCCTGGGCGGGGATTTCTGTCGCCCTGGCCGCCAGAATCTCGAGGTCCTCGAGGCTGCGAAAATCCCCGAGCGCCGGGTTCGCCGCCTTCCACACTTTCCGACTCGTCCAGTCGGCGTCCTTCGGGGCCTCGTAGATCACCGGCAGGAACGTCGGGTCGAGCTTCGGGGTCTCGCGCACCTTCTGGGCGTGCGCGTAGAGTTCCCACAGGATCGAGTGTTTGTCATACCCGGCCGTCGAGATCACAAACATCAGCGGCTGCGCGCGCGCGCCCATCGACGTTGACAGCACGTCGTACAGTTCGCGGTTGGGGGCGGCGTGGAGCTCGTCGTAAATCACCATCGACGCGTTGAACCCGTGCTTGCTGTACGCCTCCGCCGAGATCGCCCGGTAGACACTCCCGCTCGCGCGATGCACAATCCGCTTCTGCGATTCCACGATGTAGCACGCGGCCTCGAGCTCCGGATCGTTCCTCACCATTTGCGCGGCGACCCCGAACACCAGGCCGGCTTGGTCGCGGTCGGCCGCCGCCGAGTAGACTTCGGCCCCGGCCTCCCCGTCCGCGAGCAGCCCGTACAGGGCGACCGCCGCCGCGAGTTCGGTCTTGCCATTCTTCCGCGGCAGCATCAGCAAGCACGTCCGGTACTGCCGGCGCCCGTCCCGGCGCTTCCGGAAGAGTTGCTTGACGATCCGTTTCTGCCACGGCCGCAACTGGAACGTCTGCCGCGCGAACGGCCCTTTGGTATGCGTGAGGCCGTTGATGAAGGCGATCGGGTCGCTGGCGGGCGCTGGGGGGCCTTGCGCGAAGTTCTGGGGCTTCTGCCAGCCGCCACGCCGATCGCGTTTGGGGTTCGCCGGGGTTACGTGCCCCATTTCACCAGGGTTACGTGCCGTGACGTGGCCTATTTCGCCGGGGTTACGTGGCACAACTCAGGGTGTCCTAACCGGGTGACAAAAGGTGTGTTGGGG